GATGAACAAACCTAATTGGGAAGACGCTCCTGAGTGGGCTAACTTTGTATCACAAGATCATGACAATACATGGTGGTGGTACGAGACAAAGCCAACCTATGATGGTTATGGATCATGGGAGACAGTTACGGGTGATGTTGAAATAGTTATCTTACCTATTGATACATTAGGCACATTGGAGGAACGACCATGAGTAAACCTAGTTGGAACGATGCCCCTCAGTGGGCTAATTGGTTAGCAATGGATCATAATGGTAGTTGGTATTGGCATGATGAACAACCTTGGTTAGACACTGCTAATGAAGATTGGATAAGTGGTGGCTCATGCCGTAGCTGGGAGCCGTACTGGTCAAAAAATTCGTACCCTACTTATTACAGTGCCAGAGACACACTGGAGGAACGACCATGAGCAATGGTATTACAGTACTAGAAATAGTGGATCAAGCAGACGGTTCAGGTATAATGAATATGGATATAGAGGAGAAAGAGATAACCTCCTTTGTACAATCGGGGCTAGACTATGTACTCACACAGATGCAGGTTCATGATGAAATAGTACAGTTTGAAGCTAACACCTTTGCTAAGCGTACACGGACAGTGGAGTTGACTGATGAAGAACTTAACATCCTGTTTCACTTTGGGGTTATAGGGGCAATCAGGAGGGGTATGAGTGAGCAGAACAAAGAAGAAGAAGAAGACGGGGGGTAAGTCTGTAAGTAGGTCTTGCGGTAACAACAAGGGATGCCCTGTGTGCGAAGGTAACAGACTTCATAAGCACAAGAAGCATTCCCCCATCAAAGAGATACATGCTATACATTAAAGTGTAAGCCATACTGCACAATGTATACAATGAGGAACACATTATGGAATTAGCATTACTACGAACACTCATGGATAAAGACTTCCATGATAACCACAAGGGTATACGTTGTCCTAACAACATCTTCAGTAAGGATGGACGTAAGGTTAAGGCTACCATTGATAACGCCCTACTCACCTACGGCAGATCCGTTACACCAGTTGAGGTAGAAGCACTATTCTTCTCTAAGAACCCTACCATTACCACAGCACAGAAGACTTCCTTCCAAGCTCTCTTTGATCAGATTGAACGAGAGGTAGTGATGGGTGCTGATGTAGCAAGTGATGTACTGTCTGATATGTTTAGGCAGTTAGTAGGAGAGGAGGTGGCTAACCTAGGCTTCGAGTATGTCAACGGGGATCATACGTCCCTTGAACCTCTACGTGCTATCCTTGATAACTACAATGAAGACTTCACACCTAACATGGCAGTTGAGTGGGCAAACATTGAGATGGAGTACTTGATAGAGAAGAGTGACCTAGAGGCTCAATGGACATTCAATCTACCTACCTTGGCACGTAAGGTGGAGGGTGTTAATGGAGGTCACCTTATCATGATTGGAGCTAGACCTGAGACAGGTAAGACTTCAAGCCATGCTTCCTTTATTGCTGGGCCTAATGGTTTTGCTGAGCAGGGTGCTAAGTGCATCATCTTATGTAACGAGGAGATTGTTACACGAGTAGCCTCACGATACTTGAATGCCTCTACGGGTATGACCTTGAAACAGATTCATGATAACCCTTCAGCAGCTAGGGCTAAGTACCAACGTATCAAAGGAAACATTAACTTTCTTGATGCAACAGGTAAGGATATGGCTTGGGTTGAGTCAGTAGTTAAGTCCTATAAACCTGACATTGTTGTGATAGATATGGGTGATAAGTTTGCCCGTAACAATGGAGCGGCACGAGAAGACATGATGCTTAAGGCTAATGCTATCTATGCAAGGGATATTGCTAAGCAGTACGAGTGTGCTATGTTCTACATGTCACAACTAAGTGCAGAGGCAGAGGGTAAGGTAATCCTTAATCAATCTATGATGGAAGGATCTAAGACAGGTAAGGCATCAGAGGCAGACCTTATGCTACTGATTGCAAAGAACCCTGCCATTGGTGAAGACGACACCATTGAAGATCCAATGCGTCATATCAACATAACTAAGAATAAACTATCAGGGTGGCATGGTAAGGTTACATGTATGCTAGATGGAAGGATTGCAAGGTATGGAGTATGAACAACTGAAGTTATTCATTGAGGACATAGAGTTATATGAAGCACATCCTGAGTGTGAGGACACAAAGATATGTTCTAAGTGTGTTAACATCCTACCCCTAAGCGCCTTCTCTACTGCTAGTGGTGGTAGTTACCTAAGGCCAGAGTGTAAGGTGTGTGCCTCCGACTTAGCCAAGGTACGTAAAGGGCTTAAGGATTTGCATGGACAGCCTCCCGAAGGATACGAGTGTCCTGTTTGCTTATGTGATGAAGCACAGGCAGAGGGTAAGGGGGGTAGTGCAGGTAGATGGGTGTTAGATCATTGTCACAAGACGGATGATTTCAGAGGTTGGCTTTGTCATAGTTGCAACAGAGCACTGGGCTGCTTCAATGATGATGTTCCACGAATGCAGAGAGCAATTAAATATATTAGGGGGCAGTTATGATTACTGTATTGGATGTAGAGAACACCACTACCAAGAGGGATGGTAAGCAACACTTCGATCCTTTCGAGGCAGAGAATGAGTTGGTAATGATTGGTATGCTGGCAGAGGATGAGGAGACTGTAGTAACCTTCACTCACTCTGACAAACCACCAACAGTAGATGGAGGAGTAATTACGCAGGATATCCTAGACTCTACCACCCTGCTCGTGTGTCACAATGCAGCGTATGACTTAACGTGGATATGGGAATGTGGGTTCGTGTATGTCGGAAAGATATATGACACCATGTTAGGGGAGTACATACTCAATAAAGGTATTACCTCTCCACTTAACTTAGCCTTTGTATCAGCACAGTATGAATTGGAGGAACAGAAGCTAGATACTATGTCAGACTACTGGAAGTCTGGTACATCTACGAAGGACATTCCCTTTGACGAGTTAGACGAGTACCTACGGTATGACCTACGCTCTACACTGGGTGTCTATAAGAAACAGATGGCTAGGTTTGCCAACAGTGAGAACAAAAGTATGCAGTCAGTACTAGATCTTACTATGGATACCTGCTACGAGTTAGCTTTGATCTACTCAAGAGGTATCAAGGTAGACTTAGCAGAGTTAAACAAAGTAAAGACTGAGTATGTAGAGGAGAAGGCTAAGCTTAGTGAAGAACTGATGGAGTTTGTAGAGGAGCTAATGGGTGCTACACCAATCAACATTAACTCCCCTGAACAACTATCATCCTTGATCTTCTCTCGTAAGCCTATTGATAAGAAGATGTGGGCAGTAAACATTAACCCGTTTATGTCCGATCCTCAATTCAAGAAGGCTATGAATACACAGACACGGGCAGTGTTCAAGACTAAGGCAGTTCAGTGTAAGCCTTGTGAAGGTACGGGTATGGTGCAGAAGTATACTGTTAAGAACAAGCCGTACAAGAACAAGAACATATGCCAAGACTGTAACAAGCTAGGGTATAAGCTTATCAATACTAAGGAGTTAGCTGGGCTTAAGTTCACACCTCCTAAGGCTACATGGGCTAGTGCTAGTGGCTTCAGTACAGGTAAGGGTATCCTTGAAACACTTGAGGCAAGAGCACGTAGTAAGGGCATGATCCGTGAGGGAGACTTCCTTGCTAAGCTACGCAGGTTGAACGCTGTAGAGTCTTACTTGTCTTCCTTCGTGGGTGGCATTGAGAAGTTCACTAAGGCAGATGGTATGCTTCATGTGAAGTTAACTCAGCATGTAGCTGCAACAGGGCGTATGTCAGGGAGAGATCCCAACATGCAGAACATGCCTAGAGGTAGCACCTTCCCTGTTAAGCGAGTGTTCATATCTCGTTGGAATGGTGGCAAGATAATGGAGGCAGACTTTGGGCAGTTAGAGTTCCGAGTAGCAGCCTACCTATCTCAAGATAAACTAGCAATCAAGGAGGTACTAGAAGGGTTTGACGTACATCAGTACACAGCAGACATCATTGCCGCAGCAGGCCAGCCTATAGCACGACAGGCAGCGAAGGAACATACCTTTGCTCCATTGTACGGTGCGTCTGGTTATGGTCGAACACCACCTGAGGCAGAGTATTACAGTCACTTCATGGAGAAGTATAGGGGTATCGCAGCATGGCATAGAAAGTTAGCAACAGAGGCTCTATCCGAGCGTAAGATTACCACACCTTCGGGGCGGCAGTTCAGCTTCCCAGATGTGGCAAGGCGTAGGGATGGTACTGTTACCAACTTTACTAAGATTAAGAACTACCCTGTGCAATCCTTCGCCACCGCAGACATTGTACCTGTAGCAATGCTGATGATGGAAAAGGTTATGCGAGGTAAGAACCTGAGGAGTTGCATTGTTAATACAGTTCATGATAGTATGGTATCAGATGTACACCCTGACGAGCAGCAAGCTATGATTGACGTTGTAGTGGAGGTGGAGAGTAAATTAGTAAGCACAGTAAATGCACTGTGGGATATTGATTTCAACTTACCTCTATCTCTTGAAGCTAAGATGGGTAATAATTGGTTAGACCAAGTAGATTGTTAATAAAGAATTTAATAGAAAGGAAGTATAGTATGAGTGAAGTAGCTTTAAATCAAGTAAGTCAAGAAGAGTTGATGCGCCTAACAGGTATGTCCAGTGAGCAGGGAGGTTCAGGTTCAAAGAATAAGCTTGCCCGACTACGCTTGTGGCATACCCCATTGATGGGTGTCATTGAAGTGGCTGGTAAGAAGAAGAAGATGGAGGTTGTAGACGCAGGACAGTATCGTTTGGAACAAGCAGACGGCACAATGGCTTACGCAAAGGAAGTAAAGGTGCGATTCTTCATGCAATCCTTTATGCATAAGCGTTACATCAGTGACCCTTCAGGTAAGAACAGCCGCTATGTTAAGACGCTAATGGCTGATAACCTTAACTCGGATCTTAAGGATACCGATGGAGGGTTTAACTGTGGTAAAGCAGCAGGGTACATTGAAGACTGGGCTTCTCTACCTAAGGAAATGCAAGATCTAATCAAGTCAATCAAGCGTGTACGTGCTTTGTTTGGTGAGGTAGAGATGCTTGATCCTACAAATGAAAAGGGCGAGTCAATTGAGGTGAGTACTACACCATTCATCTGGGAAGTAGACAACCGTGAGGCCTTCAAGTCCTTCGGTGATGCATTCAAGGAGATTGCTAGACGTAACCGTTCATTCATTCAGTTCAATGTTAACCTAGGTACTGATGAACGTGAGATGAACAATGGTCAGTCTTACTTTGTACCTAATGTATCTGTTGATTACTCTTCAGACTTATCTATCACTGAGCATGTACTTGAAATGCATCGTGCTAGTTCTGAATGGATCACACAGTATAATGATTACATCAACTCAGAGTTTACCACTAAGGCAGTGGCATCCTTAAATGAGGCTGATGAAGAGTTAGTTAACGAGTTCATTGATGTGGAGTAAACATGAACATACACGAATTAATGGTACAACAATATCTTAATAGTGTAGTGGCAGGGACGGGTGGCATGAGCCGCCCTGTTCTTACCAGCATGGTTAAAGATGTAGAGGTAGCACTAGAGAAACAATTGGTAGACTCTCGCAACCCTGACTTCAGGTTACGCATGTCTAACATAGGACGTAAGTATTGTCAGCTATGGTTTGACAAGAATGCGCCTGAGAAGAAACTCCCCTTTCCAAACAGCTTCTTAATCAACATGATCCTAGGAGATCTTGTAGAAGCAATCATGAAAGGTATCCTCACTGAAGCTGGGGTAGTGTGGCAGGATGGTGAACACCTTAAGTTAACCATAGGTAAGCATACGATTAATGGAACACCTGACCTTATCATTGACGGTGCAGTGTGGGATATTAAATCATGTAGTCCTTGGGCTTATACTAACAAGTGGGTTGACTTTGCTAAGCTTAAAGAAGGTGATCCGTTTGGATATATCGGACAGCTAGTAGGGTATAGTAGAGCATTAGACTTAAAGGCAGGTGGTTGGATAGTAATCAACAAGGCTAATGGACAGTTCAAATTCATCACTGCCGAAGGCATAGACATGGAAGCTGAGTTAGCTATCCTTGAAGAAGTCTGTGATAAGGTAACAGATGATGCACCCTTTGAACGATGCTACAAACCTATTGAAGAGTCCTTCCGTAAGGTCAAGACAGGTAACCTAATCTTAGGCATTGAGTGTGGCTTCTGCCAACACAAGTACTCATGCTGGGATACCTTAGTTGAGAAACCTTCAATACCTTCAAAGGCTAAAGTACCTGCAATGGTTAACTACATTCACATAGAAGAGGCAGCATAGGATGGTTGATATGACAGAGAATGACTTCGGTGTAATCATGCGCCCCGTACTACACGATGAAGAGTGGTCGGGTGACATTCAAGTGTCAGTGTTTAGTAATATCATGCCTGAGATTGACGATGATACCCACTCTCAGCTAATGTTCTTAGCATACAAGATGGCAGCAATGGTTCAGTTCTGTATGGAGAATGAAGACTTTGATGATGCACTAGAAGAGTACACCAACAGTATGGTGGAAGACTTGGATACTGCTGACAAAGAAGAGCCTAAGGTACAGCCAAAGAGTAAGATAACAGGTATGTCAGGTAATGTTATTACACTAGACTTCAACACTAAATGTGAAGGAGAAGGTTAATGAGTAAAGGACAACAGCGGAGGATAGAAGACTTAGAAGAAATCATAGCCCATCTACACACAGAGGTAGAACTAAAAGACTATTGGATTGCAACATTCACTAGCAAGAATAACTTCGCACAGGCAGTAAGAGATTGGAAGTCTGAACAGAAGTCAGTAGTAAAGCACGTAGGTAATATTGCTCAGTCCCTTGGTAAGATCATGGACATAGCAGAGGAGGATGACTGATGCACTATGACTGTACTACCTGTGGGGCTTATATGGGTATTAGTAGGGCGTTATGCCCTGAATGTAGAGACAGAGATAAGGATGGTAATATGTTAGATTATGAAAAATCAAGCAGAGCTACACAGAGTAGGGTAGAGGAGAACTTCAACGTAGGTAACTTAGATGATGTACTAGAGGACTTGGTTAACCATCCTAACCATTACAAGTCGGATGGTGTGGGTGACATTGAATGTATTGATGCTATCCAAGCAGCACTAACAGAGGAGGAGTTCCAAGGATTCTGTAAAGGTAACAACATCAAGTACACATGGAGGGCAAACAGGAAGCAGGAAGTACGTACTAACATTGAGAAAGCGAAATGGTATCTGAATAAGTTACTGGAATGCCTATGAGTTGGGGCTATGGTAAGAAGAAATTTAAGCCTAAGGCACGTAAGGTAACACCTAGTATCCTAGGTAAGACATGCGGTATGAACTGTGTAGCTAAGCCTCCTAAGCCATACGAATCATGGAGTGATTACCTCGTAATGAACCGTGACCAGCCTAAGCCCTATCGTTCATGGTTAGAGTTTAGGTTGTTCGCTGGCGGTGCAATGAAGGGTGTATCGTATGAGCCAATCAAAGTACCATACGAAGTGCTTGAGCATCGGAACTACACGCCAGACGGAGTGATGGGAGATATATGGTTTGAAGTTAAGGGACGATTCAGGACACGGCATGAGATGGATAAGTACATCCATGTACGTAGGTCTAACCTCTTCAATGAAATCATCTTTGTACTTCACTCAGAGTGTGTAGCATTACCCGGAGCGCAGAAGCGGAAGGATGGCTCAAGGCGATGCATGGAAGACTGGCTAGAAGAGAACAACTTTAGGTACACATACGAGAAAGACATGGCAGAGTATATGAAGATGTTACGTAAGGAAATGAAGTAGTGGACTCTGCAGTCACAGTAGGATTCTTACTGCTAACCTTTACATTCTTAATAGCAAACTAACAGTAAATAGGGCTTGACATTTAGTGATTAATCAGTATAACTATACAGCCCTATAAATTAACAGGAAAGATTATGGAAACATCGAACAAGATACTTAGCGACATTACAGTATTCTCTAAGTATGCTAAGTACATCCCAACCTTACAGAGGCGTGAGACATGGGACGAGTTAGTAACCCGTAACAAGCATATGCACCAGCGTAAGTATCCGCATATGGTCACCGAGATTGAGGACGCATATAAGTTTGTGTATGCTAAGAAAGCCCTACCGTCTATGCGCTCTCTCCAGTTTGGTGGAGCACCTATTGAGCTAGCACCTAACCGAATCTTTAACTGTGCATACCTGCCCG